AGCCAGGCCTGTACCGCCGTTGCCCTTTGTCAAGGCGTTGGTGAGGTTTACTGTGCCGCCCACATACAAGCCCTTGGCAATGCCCACACCACCGTCCGTTTGGATGGAGCCGGTGGTCGCGCTGCTGGTGTCAGTCGTGCTATCAACAGTCAGGGTACCAGTCAGGGTCTGATTGCCCCCAGCGGTGATGTTGCCGGCCAGGAACAAGTTGCGTGGGCGCGTGGCACCCGATGCACCGATGTCGTAGGTGTTGTCAGTAAACAGTAGGTTCGAGGTGATCGTGCTGTTGATGGTCAGCGTGTCAGCAGAGCTGTCGCCGATCGTCACGTTGCCGTTCAAGTTCACGCCACCTGCCAAGGTCAAAGTGCCGCCAACCGTCAGGTTGCGGGACAAGTACATGTCGCGGGGGCGTGTGGCTCCTGACGCACCGATGTCGTATGTTGCGTCGGTGAACAGCAAGTTGCTGTTGATCGTGCCAGGCACAGTGATCAAGTCGCCAGAAGCATTGCCCAGGGCAACCGTGCCATCAAGGGTCGTGGCCCCTGATGCGTTGAGCGTGCTGAACGCGCCGGTGGATGCTGAAGAAGCGCCAATGGGCGTGCCGTCAATTGCGCCACCATTGATGTCGACAAAGTCAAACATCTGGATGACGTTCGTGCCGTCCACATACAAATGCGCTTTGCGGCCATTGGGAACGGTGATGCCCGTGCCGGCCGATGTCTTCACGGTAATGCTTTGGCCACCGGTGGTGTTGTTCTGAACAATGTACTGCTTCTGGATGGTAGGAACTACCAGCTCGCGAGTAGCTGTCAAACTACCAAACGTCGAAGTCACGTTCAGCACCAGCGCACGTGCAGGTTGCGACGCGTTGCTGTTGGTGATGCTGATGGTCAGGTTGGCATCGGACACGTAGTCAACAGTGCCGTAGCCAATGACAGCCTGCTCCAGGGCCGTGCCCAGGTTGGTGTTGGTGATGTCGCCCCATGTGCCGGAGTTTTCCCCGGTGGTCATCAGCTCAATCTTGAGGTTACTGGAGTAGGTACTTCCTGGCATTTTTTTTCCTTTACGTTAGGACCTGGGTCCAAGTCACTGTATTTCCATCATTGACAATGACCCAATTTCCTGACTGTGAATCATCCACATTTTGCCAGTTAGGCGTCTGATTGTCATCTATTACACTCCAAACGAGCACGGTTCCGACCTGCCCTTGTGCAGAAACGCCAGTGACGAAAGCGCTTGCGTTGGCAGCAACTGCGACAGTGCCAACCGATCCAATGGCCACGAGCCCTGTGACGGGCACATTACCGGCTGCTTCAATGCTCACATTTCCGATAGCGCCCAGGGCCTGGACACCAGTGACAAAGACGTCAACGTCGGCCTGGTGATCGACACTGCCGACCTCGCCAACACCTTGAACACCAACGACAAAGACATCAGCGTTCGCGGCTACCGTGACGTTACCCAAGGCCGTCGTGCCAACAACACCCGTCACCAGGACATTGGCGTCGCCGGTCATGTCTACCTGGCCAACCTGGCCCGTAGCGCTTACGCCCGTGACATCAACATCTGCATTGGCTGTAACGGTGACACTGCCGACCGAGGCGGTGGCAGAAAGACCGGTGACAGGGACATCGGCACCTGCCTCAATGGATACGCTGCCGACGTCCGCTGTGGCGCTTACGCCCGTGACATCGACATTGGCATCGGCTGCAATGGCCACACTGCCGACGGCACCCGTGGCACTGACCCCTACAAGGTCGACATTTGCCGTGCCAGTGGCCGTGGCCTGGCCAATAAACCCCGTGGCTGAGACGCCCGTCAGGACGACATCAGCATTGGCTGTAACGGTGACAGAACCGACCGCGCCTGTCCCCAGGGGAAGCTCTGGTTGAGCATTTCCCCAGGTGGACTGGCCCCAGCCTACCGAGGCATTCCAGCCCGTAAAAGCAACGGTCGCATCTGCCACGTCACCGCCTATTAGGCGATTCGGATGATGGCGCTTGTAGCGTCAGCAGTCGGGAAGATGATGGTGAACGTGCCACTGGTGGACGTCTTTGCACCGCCAAAATCCAAAATACAGACGGAAGGGTCGCCCGCAGCCGTGTTGTTGTAGATCATCGCGCCGTAGGCTGTAATCGTTGCACTGGTGAACGACAGGTCAGCGAAGTCCGTGAACGCAGTCGTGCCACTGGATGTGGGCGTGACGTTGGTCAACGCGCCGCCGCCAGCAGCATAAGAACCAGAGTTGGCCACCTCATTGGTGTTGGTGTACGCAGTCGTTGCGGCCGTGAAGGACGCACTGTTGTCGTACAAAGCCAGCTTGAACTCGTTGCCGGTTCCAGTGGTGAAGTTGTGTACACCTTTCATCAGCTCCACTTTGAAGCTGGTGCACATGTAATTGCCTGAAAATGCCATTTTTAATCTCCTAACAAATGAACCAAGTCGGGGTGACCTGCCTCGCGCAGGCGCAAGGCGATAGTTGCTCGGTCCTGTTCAACCGCCTCTCTCAGGTAAAACGCCACGACTTGCTTGACGCTATCTTTGAAAGCTCTTGCCTGGGCCTGCACGGCCGGATGCGACTGATCTCCGACATAGATGATCTTGTCGGCAGCGCGCGCGGCCAGCTCTTCGGGAGTCCATCCACGCGATTGCGTGGTCTCGACAAAGACGCTGCCTACATGTACGGGGGCTGGTGCTGTGATCATGGTCCAGGTGAATCCGATTTAAGTGGAATACGAAGCATACCGTCACGATATTCGTCACGGCGGCGACGGCCCTGCTGTTCTGTGCCAAGACCTTGAATGGCCTCTTTGTAAGCCTGTCGGAAATACATCATCATTTCAGACGGGCCCTTCGTGTAGCTGTAGGCTTGAATCAAGCAAGCGTACAACAGCGCCTCTGGAGCATTATTGCTGATCCAGGTCGTTGGATTGGTTGAAGACAGCTGTGTTGGACGATAAATGTAGCCCAGCTCCACACTGTAGTTCTGGTTCGGCGTAGGCGCAATGTAGAACGTGTTCTGGTCCCACACCGAATAGTATTTTGGAGTGCCCTGAGTGCTGCCATTGGCCCAGTACTCTTTCATGAAAGAGGTGTCCCGGAAGTCCAGGAATAACTGATCGCCACTGGCGGGCGTCAGGATCATGTAGCGGTGCGTCAAGAGGTCAGCAGGCGCGGCCAGGAACTTGTTGCCCTGGGTCATGCTGCCGGTGACTTCCAGCTTAAACACGTCCAAATCAATTTCGCGAAGAATCTGGTTCTCCGCCATCGTGATGAAGACGTTGATCACCGGCTCGGTGAAGACATTGCTGCCCACCTCGGTGTAGTTTCGAATGTTGGTGACAAGTTCGTTGTAGGTCATGTGATACTCACTGTCACTGAACCGACAACGCCCTGCGCAATGAGCGCCTGGTCCTGCACATACGGTTGCATGTTAGTGCCGCCTCGGACGCTGCCGTAGCTTTGGAAAGCCGTAAAGCCTGGCGCGCCAACAAAGACGGACACAGGCTCAATACGATCGGGTCTTGGGTCACGCAATGCGATTGCGTCACCTCGGTAGCGCAGCGGTTCAAGCTGCGGTTCTTTTGGCTCGTAATCATCGGGGCAGACCATGAAACCGCGCCAGTTCTTACGCAGCGTGTTGTAGTGGTAGCGTTGGCCACAGTAGTCGCACAAGCCGTAAGAATACTTGCCGGTTGCAAAGGCCATCTCACACCCCCAAATCCGGTACGAACTGCACGCTGGCAGTGTCGCGGTCCTCCATCGCAGCGCGGAGGAAGTCCTCCTCGTAGATCGCCTTGAGCGCCGAAGCGCGTTCAGCAGCGAACTTGAGCGACAGGTAGTAAGCCAGGCCTGATGTCAGGCATGGCAGGAACCGGAAGTTGACATCCGCATCGTTTGTGTACGCGCCAGCATCTTGGATGCGGCGGATGCGGTAATAGACAAAGGTGTAGTCCTGGTCCGCTGCGGGATAGAAAAATACCTTTGGAATGTTTGTGCGCTGAACGTAAAACTGCGCAGGGCGAGCCTGCGTGGTTTTATCGGGCACATTGAGCCAGTCTTCTCGGCTGATTCGCTCAATGTAAACGTCGGTGTTGATACCTTGGTTGTTTTGGCGAATGACGGCCTCAAGCACGTTGACAACAGATGCGTCCAATGAGATTTCATTGATGCCCGCTGTCAACGGGTAAGTGGCTTGCTCAATGGTCCACAGGTTTAACCCGCGATTGGCCCAATCAAGGAACAGCAAGTTGAGCGAGCGACGTGCCGACGTGAGCTGATAGCCACTCGTCGGCCGCATGCCGCAGCGCTCAAATGCCTCTTCGATTAAGTCATCAATCGACAGGTTAAATGTGGTTGTGCCCGAGGTGGCCATTTAGCACATGCCGCCTTTTTTGTAGCCCTTGGCCATCATGCCACCGCCCATTTTGCCGATGGGCTTGCCCATGGCCATGCGCTTGTGCTCATTGATGTTGCCTTTGTTGGCCATACCGCCTTTTTTCATCATCACGGGACCAGTAGTTTTACTGGGCGCGGACATCATTTTGTTTTTTGGACCGCTCTCAACGGCTCCACCGCCACGAGTGGCGCAACCCATACCTTTTCCAGCCATGATCAAGCTCCTTTTTTCATTGCACGGCCCTTGACGTCGGCCGTTTTACGAGAAACAGCACGACCCATCTTGTCCGATGCGGACTTCTTGGCCATACCACCTTTTTTCATCTTGCCAACGCCATCAGCGGCAAAAGATGGCACTGATTTGCCATCTTTTTTAACCATTTTCATTGCTGCTTTCATGTCATCATCCTTTTCTCATGTCATCGAGCTTTTGCTCAATTCGATTGAACCTCTGATCCATGTGAATGACAAGTTTTTCAACCCGATCATCCACCTCTTTTCGGGTGATATGGTCCCTGGCAACTTCTTCGCGGGTGCGGTTCAGCAAAATGCTGATACGACCAAGCTCATCGAACTTGCTTTTAAGCAAGAATCCCATGAGACCCACGATGGCTGTTAAAACCACGTTCCATACCATCATTTCCACTTAGCACCTCCAGCGCTTGCGCGCTTGGCGAAGCCTGCTGTTTGGGTCCTTGGCAGCTTCAGGAAAATCCTTCATCTGGCCCTCGGACCGCGCGCAATACGATGCCCTGCGCTTTGCCTCTGCAGCCGACGGTGTCTTGGTAGTCACCGCCGTCTTCAGTTTGCTTCCAGGGTTGGCCTTGCGAAACGCTGCCACGCCTTTTTTGGTCATGCCGGCACCTTCCTTGGTCGGGCGGAAGTTACCGCTCTTGACCGAGGTTTTGATGCCCATGCCTTTGGAAGCCATTACGCAGGTGCTCCGCCTTCGTACAGTAAAGTGACGCTTGTCACTTCAGCCGAACCGAAGGTAATGTAGATGCCGTCTTCAAACAAGATGCCCATGTCTGGGATCATCAAGTCCTGTGAACCCGCTGAGGCAGGGGTAATCAGCGACAAACGGGCTGTGCCGCTGCTACCGCCGTCCTTGAGGACAACGGAAGAGGCGGTAGCGGTGTTTGTGAAGTAGACCCCCAGCAGACGCGCGCGGCCAGCGACAGCCGCCGCAGACGACGTCTTCTGTACCGACTTGATATTGCTGGCGCTCATGTCGGCCTCCTATTACGAGGCTTGAGTGAAGGTGATGCCAGCAGCAACCGCGCAGAAACCCTTGGCGAACCAGGAAGTACCATCACTGATCACGGTGACCGTGTCGCCTGCGACCGCTTGAGCGTCCACAAAACTGATGGTGTCGTCCGCAGTGCCAGTATCGCCAGCAGCACCAGAGGCAGGGTATGCCTGGCCCTTGATGATGTTTGCGCTGGAGCCAGTCACCACGGTGTAGCTTGCGCCAGAAGGAGCAGTCTTCACAATGAAGGTGTAGGTCAAGCCTGCCACAGGAGCGGGGAGAGTGGTTGCGAATTCAGTTGCAGAATTCAAAAAGAAAACGGTGCCAGATTGTGCAGCAGTCAGTGTGGAGGCTGCCGTCAATTCAGTATAGGCGACAGTGCCAGTGACGCTGCCAATGACGTTGCCAATGAAGCCATTGGTGGACGTAACTGGACCGGAGAAGGTGGTAGATGCCATGATTGGTTCCTTACATGCAAGTGGAGTACATCTGTCTGCATGTCGTCAGCCGGGACTGTCAGATGTACCGGAAACCCCGGAATGCGTCCAATATAACCTATTTCTAAAAAAAGAAAAAGGGGCCGAAGCCCCTTTTTTCTCGGCCGGGAACCCCCAACCCTTTTCGCTTAGGCTGCGCCAGGCGAACCGAACAAACCGCGTGGGTCGCTGAAGCCGAAGCTGTAGCGTTCACGTGCTTTGTAGCGGACGTTGCCGGTGTCGAAGTCGCCTTCGAAACCAGTCTTGAGCGACACACGCTCAAACATCTTCATGCCGTTAGGCGCGTCGGTACGGATGAACCATGCGTCAGGGTCGGTCAAGAAGTGGTTGACGGTGTAGCCTTGTGGCACCATGCCCATGTTGCGAACAGCGTTGATGTCGTTGTCTGCAGTGCCAGTGCGCAAGGTGGACTTCAAGATGCGGTCGCCCGTAAATTGGAGTTCCTTAGGCAGGATCAACTTCAGACCTTGGACAGCGATCTTCAAGCCGCGTTCATCAGTGAACGCTGCGATGTCGATCAAGGCTTGTTCCAAAGAAGTCTCGGACAAGTCGGCAGCTGTTGCCAGGGTGTTGGACAGGTTAGGACCTGACAAAGTGGGGTGGTTTGTTGCGCACAGAGCAACGCCGTCGCCACCGATAGAGGTGGTGAAAGCGCCGTTCAACACAGCCGCCGCCTTGATTTGTTTGGTCTGAGCCATCGAACGGGCCAATGCCTTGGTGTAGCGGGCAGGTGTAGCGAGCAGTGTAGACCTCTTGCGCTTGGTCGTATGCAACGCCCGCGCCTTCAGTCTTCACAGGAGCTTCGCCAAAGCCAGATTCCATCACCTCTTCTTCAAACGCACGGTCAGAAGATTCGACGGTATAGATTTGGGTGTGCTCATTCTCGTAGTTTTTGTACTCGAGGCCGAACAGAGCATTGAGACCAGGCTCAAGCTCTTTCACCAGTTGTGCACGTGAAATTGCCATGATTGATCTCCTTAGGTGCTAAAGCCCGGCGTGCCAGTGCTGCCGTACATGTGCTCGTTAATCTTCACAACGAGGATGGCGTATTGGCCCATCTCATTGCCCGGTACGTTCCACAAGCCCACTGCCTTCAAGTTGGTAGCAGCGGTTTCGGTGAAGGTGCCACTCATGCTCATATTGGACACACCAGTGGTGGTGCTACCAGTAGTAGATGCAGTGATTTCAGCGTTCAAGCCGATGCTTGCTTGGGTAGGAGTGCCTGCGTTCTGGATGAGGAACAACTGGCTTGGATCGTCGATCACGTCAGCCACGATCTGGCCGGCAGTGATGTTGACAGAACCAGGATAGTAGTTCTTCCAGGTAGGTTTACCTGTGGTGGGGTCGATGTACTGACACCCGTTGAACACACCAACCGCACAAGTGTGGTCAGTATTGTTGAATTTAACCAGGTAGCCATTGTCGATGGTCACTAGGTCGCCTTGAAAGATTGCCCCGGACTGGTTATCAGCAATCAAGTAGCCGTACTGTTTCTGTGAACCAGTAGCAGACAAGTTGCCGAGAGGACGCAGACCAAAGGGCTTATTTACGTTTGCCATTTGATGTTTCCTTCAAAAAGTGGAATTTGTCAGCCCTTGTTAGAGCCGCCAAAGGATACGCGGGACTGACGTGTGGGTCGTTGAATGGTCATGCTGTTGTGAGCATTCGCTTTCATCAACTCATTGTCGGCAGCCTGCAATTGGTCGTTCGCTCGATCTCGGTAATACGCATTGCGCTCTGCAACAGTTTCCTCAGGGATACGTGCTAGGAGCAGACCTCCCACGCTGATAACACCAGCATGTCGGCCGTCTTCTACTGTTGGGACGTGATAGTCGGGGTACTCGTCCCCACGAACCAGCTCATACCCCTCGCGGAGCTTTCCAGAGATGTTCGTGCGGTCGTCCATACCACCAGCTTCAGCCCGAATCCAACGGTGCTTGTATCCAGGAGGCGCGGGAGGCGCATCCAGTCGTGAAGGGGGAGCCCAAGGCTTACGTCGCGCATCTTTCTCCCGGGATTCGGCCCCGCGAGAACTGCGATTGAGTGTAGGTACTTTAACGTCTGACATGGTCTTACTCCTTTACGTACTTGGCGTATTCCTCAAGAGGAACGCCCAGCTTTTTGGCAATTGCAACTTGACTTGGTGTCAA